TTGAGCCACTGATAGAAATCATCACGCCGGGCAACTTATCAGGGTGTTGAAAGATGTGAGCAAAATATGTCATTAGATAATTATAATGCTCTTGATTGTTTCGGCACAAATTTACCATAATATGATTTAGCAATTTGTCACAATTACCTTCCGCCGGCTTAACAGGAAACCCTTTCCACGTGTTATACAGCCCACGCAATGTTTCATCATCACTTGGATAGAAACCAAAGCCTAATTTGTATGATCGACGTTTTGACCATTTCATCCATTCGGACGCAATTTGAACCTCTTTAAATTCATCACCGTTTGGAATTGACATACGGTCATTTTGATAGAAGTCTTTGAAGTCTTTCGTGTTGAAAGATATGAAGGTCTGATTATTTACAGGCTGCTTTGTTTCTTCAATGATCATCATCTTTCCAGAATCAACAACTGCAGCGAATTTCTTATTGTAATCGATCAAGCGTTTTTCAAGCTTTGGATTTACGTCAGGACCTCTTTCCAAGCTTTTCTTAGCGATTTCCTGTTTGATGGATTTCACGATCTTGTTCAAGGATGCTTGAGCCATACCTGTTTTTTCTTTGATGGTATCCAAGCTTTTATGATAGTCAACGGTGGAAATTTCAGCACTCACAATAACCTTGATTGCCTCTTCCAGCTTTTCACCGCCAGTTTTATCATTGACGCCTTCTAACAGTTTATCAACAATATCTTTGTCCGAACGTTCATCATCATCATCATCGTCGTCTTCGTCTTCGTCCATTTCACGACGTGCGGCATCGAGAAGGTCTTGTGCAGACGCACCTGTGTCCAAGCCATCCTTATCGACGAACTCCATAAGATCATCAAGCGAATGATCGTACCTGATCATCATTTCATTTACGAAGTCAATACGATCATATTCGCGGCAGCTATCATGCTGACAATTGGCAGCAGCGTTTTCCTTACCATCAACGCCGGGGTTCCAAGTGCAGAACGCCACGTCGGTCTCGTCTTCAGCGTTGCTATGTCCTGCGTCGAACGGGCACTCGAATACCAGCTTGCCTTCTTCTTTTTCTTCTCTTACTTCTTCGAGACTTTCGAAGTAATCAGCGATGCGGAAACCTCCACCATATTTAGCAAAGAACCTCTTGAGGCCGGGAGTCCAATCCTCTTCACTTTTCGTTTCCGAGCCGAAGTGTTCTCCGAGATTATCGACTGCTTTGATACCTGTTTTTGGTTTAATTCGCTGCGGACGTGGGTCCCCGTCTTCGATTGATTCAAGCTCAAGGCAGTCTCCAAAAATAACGTGTGTTTCATAAGGCGCTCCGGGCGCATGGCGTGGCATGTAAAACAGGCGTGACACATCTGTGCACGACCTATCAAATTTTGTGTTAAGCAATTCAGCAACACCGGCATATTTCTTAGCCCACTTTTCCATACCGTCTTTATGCGTGAAGCCTTCTTCCGCAGGACGAAAAGGGTCTGTCAAAATAAATATGGCGCGGTATTTCGGCATAGGAGCATGTTCGGTGAATACCTTCACACCTTCGCTCGTTTGCTTAACGTCAGTCACAACAATGTTTTCAACAATACGTGGGTCAATACCCTTATGGACCGTGAGATATTCGTACATATCATCACCATCCAGAGGATGCTTCGCATCAGCTATGGCGAGCTGCTTGAACACATCGTCACGACTGTATTGTGACTCGTCTTTCATATGTGAATGAGACGTGTAAATAATAGCAAACAAATGTTGCTTTTTGATTTCTTTGATTATCTCGTCGATCGGGGCGCCATGATCAATGTCAAGCGCCAGAATATTCAGCTCACGAACTGATGCACGCTTACGTGTCAGTTTACCTTTAGTGTCAGGAATAAGATCGCCCTGCATAAAGCAGATGCCATCCTTGGGTCCTTCAACGTGTGTGGATAATTGGTCAATCAGGGTGGCAAATGGAATTTCTTTATTCTTCCAATTGAATGTATCACTCGACGCACCCATACCTATTTTCAACTTGTCGTTGAACCACTCAAGGTCTTCGTTAGACACATTTTCAAAGCCGTGCCATACGGCTTGATTATCGGGTTTAGACACTTAAAGGTTCTCCTATAAAATTTCAATCTATATACTATGATTCCACAAATCAAAAACAATTACAAGCTTTTTCTTTTATTAGGACCAAACAAATAAAAAACCCCGCCCTGTTAAGAGCGAGGTTTTTATGACCTGATAGCAAGATCAAAACATCAGGAGACGACGGAAATAAGTCAGGTCTTTTCCATAAACGCATCTTAGCATTTCCACGAAAAATGTCAACAATAAAAATAATAGTGGCTCATTTAAAGTGCCATTATTAATTTCTTTTGCGTGTCGCTTGGGTCAATGTAAGCACGCGTAGTGCGTATGTCTGCGTGCCTCAAAAGCTCTTGCACATCGGCAATCGACCCACCAAGTGTGTTACACTTGCGTGCCAGATTGGTTCCGAACGTCCGGCGCCCGGTGTGGGAAGAACAGCCTTGCAGACCAGCTTTGCGATACATATTGAAAAGATACACCGTCACATTATTTGGTGACATAACCCCACCACGTGATGCCTGAATTATCGTGTCTGAACTCGCTGCATTATCTGACTTCAGATTTTCTAGTGCCTCACGGAGCATAGGATGCATAAATACTTTTGTATCAGATTTATTGCCTTTGGTGATCGAAGAGCTAAGCTCGATCAAGCCACCCGCCGGTATCAAATTACCAGTGGCGTCGAGTACGTCACTCCAACGTAATCCTGCAATCTCTTTCGAGCGCAAACCACACTTGAATGACATAGCTAAAATAACGGTGTCACGTTTGGGGTTCAAACCCATCGCTACAATGTCACGAAGATTTTCAAATTGTTCATCAGTTAGAATTTTTGCACGTTTCGTAGCCATGGCGGTCTCCTATAAAATTGATCTTGCAATTTGTTAGCACAATCAATTTAAGAAAACAACCCCTATTCTATTTCAAGAACTTTCCGTTTCATCCACCGGTGTTAGATCACGCATACCATGCTCCGGGCAGTCTTTATTATACACATCGATCATCTTACCATCAGGGGCAATCAGGATGATGGCTGCTGCTTCCAACACTTCTTTACACGGACAGTCTTTGTTTTTGTTAAAGAACTTCTGTGGCTTTTTCATTTGTTAACACTTTCTTAACCATATTAATTTTTTAAGAATAACACAGTTGACACCAAAAAAGCAATTGTCTATAAGGGTGGCACACAACACGAAAACAACACAGGAGACCGCACAACATGAAGACCCTTAACACACAAGAAACAGCAGTAGTATCAGGCGCAACAGAAACTAAGACGCTAACAATCGCTGCAAACTCGAAAGCTTTCAAAGAGCTTATCTCTGGTATTTATTCTGATAAAGAATTTGCTATCACTCGCGAACTATTTGCAAATGCATGGGATGCCCACGTTGACGCAGGTATTTCTTCACGTCCTTTTGAGGTTAATGCTCCAAGCGATTTTGACCCGACATTCGCTGTACGCGACTTTGGTCCTTCAATGTCCCATGAGTTGGTGATGAATCTTTATTCACAATTGTTCATGTCAACAAAAGATAACCCAAACAGCGATGAAAGCAACAAATTCACAGGCAAGTTTGGTCTTGGTTCAAAAACACCATTTGCTTACACGGATGCATTTCAATTGAGCACATATAAAGATGGCATCGTGAACAACTACGATATCTTTATGAACGATGGCGTCCCACAGATTTCTCTTTTCTCAACACAACCAACGGATGATGAAGATGGTGTACGTGTTGCATTTCCTGTCGAGAAAGCCGACTTTCATTCATTCTATCGTGCCATTAGAACAGCAAGTGAAGGTCTTGATGTTTTACCAATTATCAGTGGTTTTTCGATTGAGTTGAAAAGAGACGAGGTTGTATTATCTGGTTCGAATTTCAAATACTTTGGTAAAAACGTTGCACAATCTTCGTATAATGGTTTACGTGTTCGTCAGGGAACTGTTATCTATCCATTGAACAGCAATGCTATTGCCAATCTACCTAATGATCTTTTTAGCTTCTTTTCTTTCAACATGCAGATTGATGTACCAATTGGTGATCTGGAAGTGAACACCGCACGTGAAGCCTTATCATATGATGAACGCACACAAACAAACCTGATCAAACATCTTCAGACAGCCCATGATGAACTACGAGATAGCATGTCTGCATCATTCAAAGGTGTTAAAACATACGCCCAGTTTTGCAATGTTCACAGACAGCTTTCGGAGAATTTTGACAATTATTTCTTCCAAGCAGTAAATGGCGGTCTGAATTTTCGCGGCAAAGAATTCGCGAAGTATTTAGCTTTTAAGATTTATTCAAAAATGGTTGGACCTGAAAATAAAGATGGCAATGGTCTGACCCTATCTTTTTCTAAAAAGCGGTTTGACAGTGACTATTGCCTGTATTCTTCAAGTGATATTAATTCTTTGAGTGTTATGTCTTTTCGCAAAGGAAGGGGCGTCAGCGATTCTTTCTCTGAAACCAGAGAAAGCAAGAAATCAAAGCTTGGAATGTTTAAAACTATCACATTTACATCTGGTAAATCATTTTCAGTTGTTTTTGAGAGAATTGTAGACAACAAACCATTGTTTAAAAGTGCATCACGTTTCCGTAAGATTGCAAAAGAGCTTAATAAGCTAAAAGGTCGTGAGGTTCTTTGGATACGTACAACTGGTGACGACAGAAACATCGAACGCCAGAAAGCTGAACTGTTGGTACAGCTAGGTCGTCCTAAAATTCAATTCATTGATCTTGCTGACATTGAAATTGAAAAAGGCGAAGCTGCTGAAAGAATAGTAGTTAAGCCACCAGAATACACAAATTATTGTAATTCTTATTACAAACCTTTCCGCGACCCACTCCCGTCTGACCCCACACCACAGGAAGCTTACTACATCAATCGCTATGCACGTGAACCAATGACCAAGCGCCATCTAAGTACGCTTATAGCCGCTCTGCGAAAGCTACAGGCGGCAAACATAATTCCAGACTTACCTATCATTGGGGTTAATTCTTCGCAGTCCAGCAAAATCAAAAACTTCCCCGGTTGGAAAGAACTTGAAAGTGTTATCGAAGAAAATATTGCAAAACTGATCAATAAAGATGATGTTGTAACTATGCTTAAGAGTAAGCTTGTGAAAGAGGTAACGTCTCTTGATACGAACTATCCTCTTAATAAAATGAATAACCTACTTCAGTATAATCAACATATCTCTGATAACAAATTGTTAGATGCCCATGGCTCCAGAAATGTCAAACTAGGCAATCAGTGGGCAATTCGTCAGGAAGCAAAGAAGAATGGTATATGGGATTTGTACGCCTTTATGCGTGAATTCACCGAGCGGAAACAATCATACGTGAATAATAAGATTGAAGTTGCTCTTGCTATTATGGGTTCTGAAGAACTCGAAGCAATGTTCCCACAGGAATATAAAGTTTATTCAAATAAATTGGAAAGTATCGTTTCTCGTATTGATGAATTTAATACCAAATACGAGCTGCTTTCATACTTGAATGTGCATGGCGATGATAGCATTTTCGCTGTAAGAAAATATCTTGGTTTGATGAAATAAGTCATTGACAAACACTTCCCCCTATGTTTTATGGGGGGAAGATTTAGATTAACATAAGAAAAAAGGAGTTTACATATCATGGCTCAAGTAGCTTATCGCATGTCCACCAAGAGCATTACTTTGATGCTTAACAATCAACCGGCTATCATACCGTCTTCGCATATTAATTTTGACGAAATCAAATCTGAATTGATGAAAGATGTGCACGACGAAGATCGCATCGCAGATTTGACAGACCTTATCAAGGCAATCAAAATTGCAAGTGCTGGTCGTGTTGAAGTTTACAATTCAAAGGTTTTGTTTGACGGTGTTGAATGTCACAATTTCCTTGCAACACGAATTCTTCAACATGCACACAACAAGCTACCTTTTGAGCCGTTGATGCTGATGTTGACAAACCTGATGGATAATCCGAACACAGAAATTCGCAATGATTTGTTTGCATGGTTGGAAGCTGGCGATATGCCTGTGACTTCAGATGGACATATCATCGGTTACAAATATGTGCAGGATGATTATTATTCTGCTCACATTGGTACTAATGGTAAGGTGTTCCACGGTCTTTATGAAACAGTGTCTATGCCACGCGGTGAATGTGATGAAGATCGCAAAAGGACATGCTCAACTGGTCTACACTTCTGCTCATTCGGATATCTTGGACACTACTCTAAGAACTACCGTATTATTATCGTGAAAGTCAATCCCAAGAACATCACAGCCATTCCTGACGAATACAATTTGCAAAAAGCCCGGTGCTGTGAATACTATGTGATGGGCGAAATCACTGAAGATTTAGCTGATCATTATCGTGGTACAACCATCACTACACCTGAAGGTAACACAAGCGAATTCACACTTAACGAAGTTGAAGACGTTGATGGTGTTGAAGAAGAGACTTTCTACGCCAACGCCGGCGAAGGACGGGACGAAGGTTTTGTATCACCGAGCGGTTATAAGTCTCTTGCCACACCCGCAGGTATTGATGCTTACAAAGATGAAAAAGCTGATGCCAAAGCGCATAATGCTAAAGTGAAAGCAGCTCTTAAAGACAAGTCATTCACTACCCGTCAAGGTGTGAAGATCAAAGCTTACAAATTGTTCAAAACTGTAGGGTTGCATGGACAACGTGGTGCCTCCAAAAAATTAGGTATACCACGGACCACAATTCAAAGTTGGTTGCTTAGTATTCTAAACGAGACTAAGTAATCCTCTGGACAGGCGGACGTGTTGTGTGTGACCGCCTGTCCACTCATTCAATTAGAAAAAAGAAAGAAAGGAAAATCAAAATGATTTGTTATAAAGACAAGACGTTTTGTTCAGCTTATCAGGCAGACTGTCCTGCAATCATCCCAACAAAATAAGGAGACCCCTCTTGCCAGTAATTTATCAAAAATTCATATATCGCGAAGACCTCGAAAGCAATCCAGACTCAATGTATCTGTTTGGAGATAATGACAAGCGCACAGGCTATGGCGGTCAAGCCAGAGAAATGCGTGGAGAACAAAATGCCATTGGTATACGCACAAAGTGGATTGGCTCAAATTCTAAGGCTTCGTTCTTTTCAGACAAAGACTTTGACTTTATTGCAGTCATGATCGAAGAAGACTTGGAACCAGCAATTGCTCATCTTCGCGCCGGAGGCATACTTGTCATACCGCTCGACGGACTTGGGTCAGGGCTGTCACGTTTGCCAGAAAAGGCACCCCGCGTAAATGAGTTTCTTGAAGATCGCCTTGAAGAGCTTGAGCGTGTCACTACGATTGATTGGAACAAGCGCTAATGATGTTAACTCCATCGGAGAAGTTCCAAAATCAGTTAAAAGAAGAAATCATTGACAACAGGTTAGCTGTCAGTGGGTTTATTCATATGATGGTTGGCGACTTAATTGGTGAAGGTGAGACACGAACAGTCTATGATTGTGCCCTGTCCCCTGCACTTGTTATCAAACATGAACCAAATCAAACTATGCATAATGTCCTTGAGTGGGAAATTTATAAAGATTTGGAAGGCAACAAAAATAAGCTGAAAAAATGGTTGGCTGAACCTGTAATGCTATCCCCATGCGGACGTTGGTTGATAATGGAAAAAACGTCACCACCACCACCCAGCTTTATCTATCCAAAGAAAATGCCAAAAGCACTACGTGATTTTCATAATGAGAATTTTGGTCTTATCGACGGAAAGTTTGTGTGTCATGATTATGGAAGCATTCCACTGATCACCGACCCGGAATCAAACAAACGTGTTAAAGTGAAATGGCGTAGGTATAGCGGAGAAGTTTGATGCGTATCGAGAAGCACAGGAACAAGTTTGTTGCCTATATACCGTTCAGCATGAAAGAGAATTTCAGGGACGGTGGATGGCTTTGGGACAAAGACCTGAAAAAGTGGATAACCTTCGACATAAAGAAGGCTGCCTTGTGGCACGATTTTGCTGTCGGTGTGGCACGCAAAGAGCTTGACGACTATAAGTCTGGTCTGACAGGCGCCGTTGCTGACTCGATGAAAGAAGAAAGTGACTTCCACGTACCAACACCGGACGGTTTGAGTTTATTACCCTTCCAGATCGCCGGTGTTGAATACGCTGTCAAACGAAAAGACACGCTAATTGCCGACCCGCCGGGTTTGGGCAAAACTGTTCAAGCTATTTCATTCGGGAATTATATCAAAGCACGGCGAGTGCTGGTAATTTGTCCATCATACCTCAAAGTTAACTGGTCTCGCGAGTATAAGAAGTGGGATATGTTGGGTTTGAGTGTGGGTATCGCAACAACTGTGCAAAAAGACAAGCTAGGGTCAAACGGGGACCCCCTACGAAAGCCGGCAAAGGAAAAAGGGCGTCTTGGTGCCAAGATTAAGTACAGCGCTCCTGTGTGGCCTGATACGGACGTTGTGATCATCCATGACAACCTTATGCCTGTATTCTATGAGAAAATTCAGTCAATACGATGGGATTTGTTCATCGCAGACGAAGTACAGGCGTACACAAACGCCAAGGCTGCACGCTCCACATATGTTTGGGGTGGCGGCGCAGGTAAGAAACGAGTGAAACGACCACCAGCAAAGAGACGTATGTTTTTGACCGGTACCCCGATAACAAAAAACCCATACAATATGTGGGTATTTTGCATGAATTTTGACTATGAGAACCTTGGTCGCAACTGGAAGAAGTTTATCTTCAGGTATTGTGCTGCATACAAAGACAACTTTGGCTTGCACTGGGACGGTGCTTCAAACCTTGAAGAGCTGAACTTCAAACTACGTGAAGCTTTCATGGTGCGCCGAGACAAAGTATCTGTGCTTAAAGACCTACCACCCAAGCGCCGGGAACTTATTGTCCTACCTGATGATGGTCTGGCGAAGCAGGTTGCTGCCGAGGTGAACTACGTTGGTGAAATGATGAAAGACTTCGAAGCAATGGTGGGCGCCGTTGATCTTGAAGACGAAGAACAAACCTTGGATGCGTTGCAGAATTTATTCCCGTCTGACACGTCAAACATGAGCTACGAAGACATTGCCGACCTCATGACGAATGAGCAGGTTGTAGCTTTCGATGAAATATCTGAACTACGAAAGAAAATGTCTATTGCCAAGATACCTCTTGTCAAAAATCATGTGGACAATCTTTTACAAGGTGATGAAAAGATCATCATTTTTTGCCACCATAAAGCTGTTGCTGATGAATTGCACAAACACTATCCTGATGCTGCTTTCATCACAGGTAAAGTCCACGCGGACGATCGCCAAGCACAGGTAGACCGGTTCCAAGAAGAAGACGATTGCCGGTTGATCATTGGTAACATTGGTGCTGCCGGCACCGGCTTCACAATGACTGCTGCGAGTATCGTGGTGTTTGCTGAACTTGTTTGGTTACCGCACGAACTTGAACAAGCGGAAGACAGAGCATGGCGCATCGGACAAGAAAACCCTGTACTTATTCAGCACCTTGTTGTTCAAGGTTCTCTGGATGCAAGATTTATTAATCTATTATTAGAGCGAATGGACATGCAAGATCGTGCCCTTTCACCAGAAAAAGCTTTACAGAGATAAAAAAGTCGTGTATAAAGGCACCAAGATAACAACATAGGAGATTTCAAGACAATGATTGCAAACCCGATTTCAACATTCTACACTGCCTCTGGACACAGTTTCAACATCTTGGATATCGACCAGACTGATATCCGAATGAGCGATATTGCTGATGGACTATCCAAACAGGCGCGCTTTAAAGGTCAATATCAAGGTGACTTCATACTTTCTGTTGCGCAACATTCTGTATACGTGTCAATCCTTATTCGTGAGACCATGCAACAATTGGGTAAGTACACACAACATGAAATAAACCGTATGTCCCTCATTGGTTTGTTGCATGATGGTTCCGAAGCATATCTAGGTGATATGCCCACGCCTGTGAAGATTTACCTTCCTGACTTCGCTGCATTAGAAGACAAGGTGCAATCGGCGGTCTATAAACAATTTGGCGTTGAACCCACTGAAATGGAACTATCAATGATGCATTACTGTGACAGGCGCATGTTTGATATGGAAGCTCTGCTCATTGGTCGAGACCCGATTTATCGATACATGGCGGGTGATGAGGAATGTCTTGACGAAATAATGACAGACTATTTTCCTGATCACCATTGGTTTACGCCGCACGCCGCACGCAATGTTTTTCTAGGCATGGCACAGACCTGCCTCTTTGAATTGGAGCAATCACTTTGACAAAGAAAAAAGACCCGGCGATGGGTAATCTAGGCTATGATCGCATCGATGATGATTTCTACCCTACACCGCCTTGGATGATGGATGCAGCAATCCCTCAACTGATCAAGCACAATGTGATTGAGGTTGGCAATACTATTTGGGAGCCAGCTTGCGGTGAGGGACATATGTGTAAAGTCTTTCAGGCAAAGGGGTTTCACACTGTGTGCACTGATCTTGTCGATCGTGGTTATGGTATTTCAGGACTCGATTTCCTAAAAACCAATGAAATACCAGACGGGGTGACGTCGATCATAACAAACCCACCTTACAATCTTGCTCTTGAATTTGTTGAGCACTCTTTGGATTTAATGTCCAGCGTGAATGGTTCTGTCGCGATGGTGCTTCGAAATGAATGGGATAGTGCTCTGACTAGGCGCCACCTGTTTTACAGAAACCATTTCTTTAAAATGAAGCTGGTGTATACATCACGCCCAAAATGGGTTGTAGGTTCTACCGGTAGCCCAAGGCATAATTTTGCCCTATTTGTTTGGGATTTCAAAAACAGCTCGTATCCTATATTGGAATACGCTCACAGGAATGAGGAACATCGATGAACAAGTTTGAGTTGGTAATTCTTGAAAGCCCCTACAAGGGGTCAACACGCGAAATCATGAGAAACATAGCATATGCACGACGCGCTATGCATGATTGCTTAATGCGTAATGAGGCTCCAATGGCGTCTCATATGCTTTACACACAGCCCGGCGTCCTTGACGATGATGTGCTAGAACAAAGGCAGCATGGTATTGATGCAGGACTTGCATGGCGCAAGGTTGCTAAGAAGACCGTAGTCTATTGTGACCTTGGTATTTCAACCGGTATGCAATATGGTATTGATGCTGCCAAAAAATCAGGTAATCAAGTTGGTTACCGCCAAATGAATAAACAGGGTGACTTTGTTAGCTCTGTCATATCCCCAATAACAGGAAAGAAGTAATTATGGATAATGCAAACAGACCGGATGAATTGTCATACGATGAAATTATGGCGTTGTATGATAAACATGGCTCCGAGCGCAAGGCAGCAAAAGCTATGGGTATCCCGCGCACCACGCTTCAAAAGCGGAAGTATGATGCGTATAATGAGCGCTTCACAACACAACGGATGCGAACATCTATTCGTATTCAGCCGGGTGAAAAAACCATGCGCTTCATTCTAACGTCAGCTCAAGACAGTACGGCAATTCATTCAGAGTTTCTTACAAACCTTGAGGTGTATGCAGATTTTTGTGATGCTCAAATCATGGTTGCCGGTTATACCTATAACAAAGGCCTGTTTGAAGATCATTCAAAACAAAGTGGTGTTTATCCTTCGACCGTTTTACCATACCTTGTGGAAGATCGTATCGTATTTGGTGACACGCTGACGTTCTGCGCTGAAATGAATATCCTTCCTACAGCGGTCAATCCTCTTTCAGGTATGCAAACATATACTGGACCAATGAGTGGTATTATCCCCCATGCTAAAGTCCAGTTGGAAAGCATCCCTACGCAGAAAGGTGAACGACCTAAGATCATGCAAACGACAGGTACGCTTTCATTGCCAAATTATGTGCAAAAGAAAGCTGGTCAAAAAGCTGAACACTACCACGAAGTGAGTGCAGTTATTGTCGAACTCCTACCAGACGGTCGCCATTTTGTTCGTCACCTGCATGCCGATCGCGATGGCTCATTCCAAGACCTTGACATTCTAGTCTCTAATGGTGATGTTGAATTTGACCAACGCGTAGAAGGCATCACGTGGGGTGATATACATTGGGAAAAGCACGATAAAAACATTGCTGCTGCCTGTTGGGGTATGTTTAAACCAACGTGTGAAGTGATGATTGACGTGCTCAAACCAAAGTATTCATTCATTCATGACATTATTGATTTCATGCCGCGAAACCACCACAACATCAAAGACCCACATTTCAGATTTGAAATGTATACAAAGGGTACCGATAGTGTTGAGGAAACTATTGATGCTGCTGCTTATTTCTTGCAGGAAGTGCAGCGCCCATTCTCTAAGACAGTGGTGGTGGAATCTAACCACGATCTTGCGTTGCTAAAATGGTTGAAGACAGCAGACTATCGTGAAGACCCGGTGAACGCTAGATACTTCCTTGAACTTCAAACGGAAGTATACCGCGCCATTGAAGCTCAAGATAGCTCTTTCTCGATATTGGAATATGCGATAACCGCAGCCTTTTACGATATCGAAGATGCTCTATTTCTTCGTGAAGATCAGAGTTACCTAATTGCCAATGGTATCGAATGTGGTATGCATGGACACCTTGGCGCCAACGGGGCACGTGGACACATTGGTCAATATGCCCGGTCAGGTAGACGATCAAACTCTGCTCACACACACTCTGCCGCTATTAAGGATGGAGCATGGTGTGCAGGTGTTTCAGGGTCTATGGAAATGGGCTATAATAAAGGCTTGTCAAGCTGGTCACATTCGCATATAGTGACGTACCCGAACGGTAAACGGGCAATGATCACTCAATACGATGATGGTCTTTGGTGCGCTGATGCGGTGGTGGTTAATTAATGGCTGGCGCAACCGGCAAGCCGCCGAACAGGTATATGGACATTCTTGTGTTAGGGCAAACTAACACCAAAATACGAGATAGGTTCTATAATTTTCGAAGACTTAAGGTCGGAGATAATTATCACATTTATACGAACATAGGATTGGTGTTTTCAGCAATCCCGCCTACCAATAAAAACTGGCGCTGGTTCGCAGAGCTAGCTCGCATGGCAGAGGACAAAACAATCCACTGGTTGGATTAATACAGGAGACCCCGACTTGAAACTTAGACCCGCCAAATATGATACGTTGATATGGGACGTGGAGACTGATGGTCTTCTCGATGAACTGACAACCATTCACTGCCTTGTCATTCGTGAATTCGAGTCAGGGCAGGTTTGGCGTTTCCGTAAGAATAAAAAAGAAGACACCATTGAAAAAGGTGTTAAGATGCTCATGAATTGTAAGTCCATGGTCGGCCACAATATCATGGACTTTGATATCAACGCTGTCCGAAAAGTGTATACATATTTCGAACCCCACCCTGATTGCATTATCGAAGACACGCTGGTTTATACCCGGCTGATTTTTGGTGATCAAAAGACCCACGACTTTGTTTTGTGGAAGCGCAACCGTCTGCCCGGTCAACTTATTGGGCACCACGGTTTGGAAGCTTGGGGTTATCGTCTGAACTTACACAAAGGCGATTACATGAAAGATATGATTGCTCGCGCAAAAGAGCAAGGCATAACAGATCGTGACGAACAAATGCGCTTTGTTGGGGGTAAGTGGAATAAAGAAATGGACGACTACTGCCTTGGCGATGTGGACGTCACCACCAGACTGTGGTCTCATTGCCTTCAGCAACGTTTCCCACAAGACCCGATAGAGTTTGAGCACGCCACGCATGCATTAGCAATTCAGATTGGTAACAACGGATTTCCGTTGAACATTCCTGAAGCTGAAAAGCTTGCAAAAGATATTGAAGGCAAAGCTGTTATCTTGGCTGACGAAGCTAAAGAACATTTTGGCTCATGGTTCTCACCGAAGAAAAAACGTATCACAAAGATGCTATGGGACGACCCCGAAGGTGCTAATAGAAAAAAAGAGTATGCACAGATACACCCTGAATTTGGTGAATACAAATCTCGCGCTGTATGGGGTCACGTCGAATTAGCCAAATCCGATTGTGCCTTCAAATCAACTCACAAGGTATCAAAGAAAAAAGCAGAAGATGGTTCAACCTATACCGTCAAACAAATCAACTACGACAGATTTGGTGATGCACCGGTATGCAAGCTGAAGGTGAAAGACTTTAATCCAACGTCACGTGAAATGATTATCGATCGCTTCACAACTGTTTATGATTGGGAGCCTATCGACTTCACAGAAAACGGACGCCCGTCGGTCAACGATAACGTTCTACACGGTCTGTCTGGTAAAATACCAATGGCTACCGAACTGGCGGAAGTATTCTATCTGAATAAACGCCTTGGACAGATTGCCACAGGTAAGAATGCTTGGCTCAAGCTTGTAAAACCTGATGGTATGATACACCACCGCCTTAATACTGGCGGCACTGTGTCTGGCAGGTGTGCTCACTCGTCACCAAACATTGCGCAGGTACCAAAGGTGCATAGCGCACGTGTGTTGATGGATGATGGTTCTATCAATCCAAAATTCCTCAAATCAACCGGTGAGCCAGAAAGTCATATCTTTGACAAAGTGAATGGCGGTTACCTGAAGTCTGCACCGGTTAAAGGTCGCACAGGTGATCACGGTTGGGATTGTCGTAATCTATTCTATGTTCCAGAAGGATGGCGCCTTGTAGGCTGTGATCTATCAGGTATTGAATTACGCTGTCTTGCCAACCTTGCCAAGCCCTACGATAATGGGTTCTTGATCAAAGAAGTGATGGAAGGTGACATTCACACAACCAACATGAACGCCGCTGGATTACAATCTCGCGATCAGGCAAAGACGTTTATTTATGCGTTGATTTATGGTGCTGGCGATGTTAAGATCGGCTCGATTGTTGCTCCAATGGTTAGTGTCGAAGAGCAACGCAGTATTGGTAAAGACTTGAAGGCAATGTTCTTTAGAAAGCTTCCGGGGCTAGCTCAAGCGGTTAAAGAAATTCAGAAACAGGCTTCCAAGAAATGGTTGCCGGGTCTGGATGGACGTAGACTACCAGTTCGTGCGAAGCACTCTGCTTTGAACTTGCGTCTGCAATCTGATGGTGCTGTGCTTGCGAAGCGCTGGATGCTATTATCTGATGATGCTTTCCTTGACGAAGGTCTCACACACGGATGGGATGGTGACTATGGTATCTTAGCTTTTGTCCACGACGAATTACAGGTTGCAGTTCGCGAAGAATATACGCAGTTTGCAAAAGACAGCATGATCAACGCGGCTCGCCTGTCAGGAGAATATTACAACTTTGCTATGCCTGTTGATGCTGAAGCAAAAGATGGCATGACGTGGGCACAAACACACTAATTGATTGACAAACACACAACACTAATATAAGAGAGACTTACATTGGATAACAAACCAAACACTTTTGGAAACGTCGCATTGGCTATTATTTTTCTGACATTCATTGTTGGTGTAGTTGACGCCTTTTTCGATATTGTGCCCGGCATTGACTCTATCGTCTTTACCGGACCATTTTTTGCCGTGCTTTTCATTACAATCATGATGCGCACGCTCCGTAAGGTGATCATCGATGCACTTGTCGAAGCTCACAAAATAAACATGCAATATGACTTCGACGTTATGGACGCTCAAACCGAACCCACAGCTAAAGACATATTCAATTATGAAGGGATAAAAACTAATGGGTAAGGCCATACTTGTATTTGATACAGAGACCACCGGCGCACAGGTGTTTGATGATTTCTCGCGACCTCAATCAAAGCCTATGCAATTCTTTGGAGCGATTTACACACCACCGGATGATTTGTCACAGTGGTTCGAACGCACAGATCGGGAACTCTTGATCTTGAATACAATGAAACCGATTGTTGAAGTGAACATTCGTATTCAGGTGGGTGATGAAGTAAAGGTCGAGGAAGCTGCAGTTGCAATTCATGGTATTTCACGTGACGAAGCAAACCGATATGGTATTTCAGAAGACAATGCCGCCCACCTGATAAGTGATTTGCTTGACATTGCTGATGTAGCTGTGGCACACAACATTGACTTCGATCGCAGGATTATCAATCACTTCTTGTATGATGTTAAAAGTGTGGAATTTCCATCTGCGTCCTTGTCACGCGGAGCGTTTGATGATATAGAGCAATTCTGTACCATGAAGACCATGACCAACGTGTGTAAAATCCCCGGTCGAAATGGTGGTTACAAATGGCCTAAGCTCATTGAAGCTTATCGTCATTTCTTCGGAAGAGACTTTGAAGGTGATGCGCATGATGCACGCGCAGACTCGATTGCATGTGCTCAACTGTATTTTGCCTATGAATATTTTCGTCAACTCAACATGATAAAATAGGAGACC